AACAAGAAAATAAATAAATGAAACAAGAAAATAAAGAAATGAAACAAAAAATATCAAAGAGATGGTTTTTCTAAAGTATTTGTTAATTGATTAGGTGAATTAGAACATAGTCCTACTTCTCTTAAAGTTCAACAACTCTTCATATTCATGTGTAACAGTCTTTGGTAAATTTTCACCACTCCATATTTTTTGAACAGCTACTCTATTTAAATTTTTCCCTACTTTAGGACCAGAAGTATAAGAATAATTTTTTGAACATTCTTCTGCTGATTTTGAAGTCTTTTTACATCTCATTATTTCAAATAAGACTTCATCTGATATAGTTTTTTTACGATTGCCTGATTTTATAGATTCTTTCCAAACTCCCGTTTTTCCTTTCTTGTATACTCTTTTTGTTTTATCCATCATAGCTTTTTTATATTCTTCTAACGATTGAACATAGATACTTGGTAAAATTTCACCAAGCCATAATCTTGAAATATCATTCCTTGGGACTATTTTAGAATATTTTTCTTTTAAATATAATGATACCTCTTCAGTAGTATAAGAACCTTTCTTTTTAAGGATATCTATAATCACATCATCTGACAGTCTTTGTAAAAGTAGTGGAATTTTGTCACAGGAAGATGGTAAAAATTTTTCAAGATCTACTTCTCCAGTATTTAAGATATTATTAGAAGTTGGCAATTTATAAATTTTAATATCTTTGAAAATTTTATCATCTTTTGTTAAAAGCTCTACTTTTGTCTTGTATCTTCCTGAATTTTTTAAATTTTTTATTCTACCTATAGCCCATCTTTTTACCCATTCTTTTGTTATATCTTTTATAGTTTTTAATTCTTTTATTGCTGGATTTTTATCATCAAGTTTTGTCCTGAATACCCACCCAAAATACACGCTTCTTTTTGTTATATGCTTAGTATAGTTTGTGTTTATTTTTACTTGTCTAAAAAGAGTGTTTAACATATCTATAGTTCCATGTCTTTTATTACTCAAACCAAGATGAAGATACAATAACTTTGCTTTTTGGACAACTATATTTGGTAAATGAATACTACTACATTTCCCTTTAGTGAATCCAACTTGTTTAATCTCTGGAATTCTCTCATACATTACACTTTTTCCATTTACTCCAAGAGTTGTTATAGCAAGGATTGGTTCTCCATATTTTTTCTGCCAATAACTTAAAACTTCTTGGCTAAAAGCTAATTTTACAAGTAGCTTCCCACCATTAGTGTTGTAACCAAATGGCTGAAGAGGAACACAACAATTCAAATTTGCTATATTGTTTATATATGAAAGTATTTCTATATCAGGGTAAATTTTTTTAATATATTCATCTCTTGCTTGTAAATTATAAAAATCACTTCCTAATGACATAACTCCTATATACTTCTCTGAATTTTCATCAAATACCAAAATTCTAATATTTCTTCCTATGCTTCCAGAGTGGCATATACTACTTGTCTTATTTCTATAATACATCCACAATTCTTTTTCACTTCTTGATTCGCAAAAAATAAGTTTTGGTTTTATGTCTTCTATTGTTTCAAAATTAATCATAACTTTGTTATCAAAACTTTTAGTAGTTCTCATATTTTTTATTTCTTCATATTTTTTACCCAACATTAAGTCTTTTGTGCTGTAATTGTCATCTAAATCTTTAAATAAAAGTTCTAATGTTTTCTCGTATTTTACATGATCAAGATCAAATTTTTTTGCAGATGAAACTAATTCCCTAAGTGTTTCTTTTTCTTTATCGTCTTTTGAATCTAAAAATTGTATGAAATTTATAACCTGGTCTTTTTTATAAATCAAATATGGCAAAATATCATTAAGGAAATCTCTTAAAACTTCTTCTTTTTCAAATATTATAACTTCTTCACCTTCTTTATGTCTTGACCCAGGATACATTCCATGAATTTTTTTAAGAATTAAAGGGTCGTTCCTTTGGGTTATTTTAGCTATTCTACTCATATTCTTCATTATCATAACGCTACCATCGCCATCAAAAAACCCAGCTATATAAGGTATTGTAAGTTTATGATATGGACGTTTTTCTATATATTCTTGAATAAAATGTTCATTATTCATTCTTTTTATGGTAGATCCTATTCTATTTCTTTCTGATGAATGTTTTTCACCAGGCAAACCATTATGAGTTAAAAATTCTAAACCAAGACATACTTGTGGATTTTTTATTATACAATTTTCTTTCAAATCAATGAGGACTGGATACAATTCTCTCCCTGTTTTTGACAAAGAAAACTGAGTCCTATTAACTATGCAACTTTCAGTTTTTTTATTTTTTTTTGCTCTTTCAAAAAAAAGCCCATTATATCTTTTATTTATACGATCTAAAAGTGTTTTTTCACTTTGATAAAACCCTAAAACAAGACATCCAGAAGTCATCCAATAAATACTTCCATCTGCATCAAAAAAACCACCAATCCATTGTAAATAATCTTTATCTTCCATATATTTTATATATAAAATTTCTTTAAGTTAATTTAGAGCATATCACTTGTGTAGGTGGAAAATAAAAAATAAGGATTTTTTATTTTTAACGTAGTGTTTTCTTCTGTAATATTTACTAATACTTGATTTAAGCTGCGTAAGCTTGACCCCCCATCCCGCTAGTCACTCTGAAGACGTTGTAATTTACTGCGTAACTGTAAAGTTTCATTGCAGCAGAAGAAGCAAAGGTGAATTGCATAGTAGCATTGTCAATTCTTGACATATTAACACTGCCTGAAGGTTGATGTTCTTCTGGCTTCAAAGCAAATGAGTAAACATAGATACCGACAGCTGGTCCACGAGTGTGATATCTATCTGGTTGAACCAAGTTAAAGTATCCAGCCTTGCGGGTGGAGAATCTATCTTGTCCGTTAAGCAAAAGTTTAGCGTCAACCAAGTGGTTGTTTCCTGAAGAAGTAAAGTCTCCCCAGTTCTTTGTAGCTCCTGAAGTGACAGAGTCAAGTTGAGCAACCCACACGATTTCCTTAACAGGGTGGTTGAAGTTCAACTTTTGTCTAACTGAGGTGGAAGAGAAGGCTTCAGATCCCGTAAATTGTAATTGTGTGATGAGATATTCCGAAATACCCCAGCTTTCGCTGTATTTTGTCTGGATTTAACCAGGGGACTAGACTATATCTTAAGCCAAGCATTTAAGCTCAGCCCATCACTATTTAGTCGTTGAACCTTCTTCTTGTTTTATTGTTAATTTTAAATATTCAATGGCTTTTTTTAATTTATCTTCGTCTGATAACTTACCCGATGAAAAATATCTACACTTACCTGGAATTGTCACTCTATAACCAGAACGCCCAGGTCTTACGACCTTAGATATATATTTTGGTAGCGTATATTTATCCTGTAAATATGTAACTTCACCAACTAAATACTCTTTTGCGAGAGATAATTTTATTTCATCTGATAATTGTATTGAAGTAAAGTATTTTTCCTGTCTTCCGTCTGGAGGTCTACACTTATAGCCTTCAGGACTTTTTACGACTTTATAAATATACATAGGAAGAGATTTGTCATGTTTTCTCTGAGAATTGGAACATTTTTGTTTTACTTCTTGTGTGAATCTATATCCTTGTTGTCCTCCAGACCTTAGGTTATACCCATTTGGGGATAAAGTATCATATAAATTAATATATTTTATTTCTTCATCGTCCAATGTTTCGTTACAAGTTTCTATAAGAATTTTTACATCATAATCTTTATATTTAGAAAAAGCCCTTGATATAAGAGTATCTTTGCTACAATTTATATGCTGTTTAATTCTCTTGTTTAATTCCTGTCTTGTTTGACCTATATATATTTTTTTATTAGGAAAAGTTATTAAATAAATTATACCCATTTATTGAATTAAATAATTAACCTTTAAGTTTAAAACTTAAGAAGATTGGCTGCGGATTTTCCAATTCTCTACATTGTTACTATTGGGTACGACTATTAATCGTGTTCCTCTTTTATATTTCTATAAAGAGTAGTAGTAGAGTCTCTAAGGAGGTTCCCGCAATTTAATGATGTTGCTAAATAATAATAATTTTCTGATAACAAAGCTGGCAGGCCTATTTTAGGGTATATTAAATTATTATATATTTAACTAGCAACTGTATCCAGTTAATAAATTAACTGGGCAGAATACAAACTTTTTTTAGTCAAAACGGTGTCTGCACATCTTGACCTGGTTACTTTTTTGCACGTTTTTTCATGCGATACCTGCGCGAACTTACGACGTTCATCAGTATCCAAGAAGATATAATCAGCATACAAAGATGCTGATGTAAGAACTGGAGTAACAGTAGTTCCAACAGTGTTAATGAAACATTCAGAAGCAGGTCTAAATTCAACATTGACCTTGACTTCGTGATATTGAAGAGCGATAAGTGGAAGAGCAAGACCTGCATTGTCACAGAACCAGAACTTCAATGGGACATATAGGGTATATGCTGCGATAGTTCCTGCGTTTTGAGCAGTCAAAGCAGTGACTTGTCCAACCATCTTCTTGTAGTTAGCTTCGTGGGAAGCAGTTACAGTAAGTTCAGACCAGATGTGCAACCATTGTCCGTAGTGTCTATCAATTCTGGCACCACCGATTTCAATCTCGACTTCCTTGATCATGTGGTGACCAATGTATTCAATCCAAGCTTGAGTTCCTCCAGTAAGAGCTGGAAGTTCAACTTGCAAGTACAAACCGTGAATAAGATCTCCATTTCTGGAGATTGTTGCGGAAACTTTGCGCGTTTATACCCTTGTTTTCACAAAGGGACTAGACTATATCTTAAATCTTCACCGAGAGTTACTAATTCTCTTAGACCCACTTCTTATAGTCGTTGAACCTTATCCTTACTCTTGTATAGCGAGGTTAGGATTTTGGCTGCGGATTGTCCAATCTTTTACTTTATTACTGTTGGGTACGACTATTAATCGTGTTCCTCATTTATATTTCTATAAAGAGTAGTAAGTAAAAGCTTTAAGGAGGTTCCCGCATTTGAAAAGTGTCGCAAATATTTAAGTATTTAAGTATTTACTAGCAATAATATATTTTCACCAATGGATAACAAACGTGGCACGTTTCATTGGTTACTCAGGAATACTTAATCTTTTAATAAACAGATATCCTTATCATTCTCTGTTTAAATATTGCTTTTCTCGGCAGTTTTAGTTTACCGAAATCGACTGTTCCATTAAAGGTTTGTTCAATGGATTCAATAGCAAAGTTGGTGTGTCTTCTATACACGACTTTGAAGAATGTGATTTCTGCATTACCAGAAATAAAAGCATCTTGAGCGCCAACAGCTACTAATTGCATAAGTCCACCTGCCATTTTTGTTTGTTATACAATACACTTAGAAAAAAAAAAAAATTAAATTATGTTCGTCCGAGGTTTAATTATGATTCTATAGTTTTGTAGTATAAATTTACTAAATCTGACCTGCCAATTGAGTTTTGTCTTGCCGAATCGTTGCTAATTTTATAATCAAGAGATTTAAAATTTTTTTTAAGATTTTCAAGATCTATAATAGAATTACATTTAATAAAATGCCAGCTTTTTGGCCTAAGTTTATAAAGGTCTTTTTCGCAAATTTCTCCACATTTTCCACCATATGCTTTTATAGCAAAATCTGCTGTGGATGGAGGAGTTGGCTGAGAATTTTCATCATTTGGCCCATTACTTACAAATGAAAAATGTGGATGAGTCATATTTAAAGGAATTTTTTGTCTTGGTGTTTTATTTCTTTTCCATATTTGAAAACAACATTTGACAGACACTGGAACTGAAAAACAACAAGGATTTACACTTAATTCTATGTCTTCTACCAATTCAAAATTTAGGTCAAGTCTATTTTGAATACTTATTCTTCTAAAAGTTCTTGGTATTATAAAAGCAATAACTTCTGCAAATCCAGCAGAATGATTAAAAAATTTAACAGCAAGAGAACTACATTTACCAAAAGGAGGATTTCCTACTACTAAAATTTTATTTAGTTCATTGTCAGGTTTATAGTTAAAAAAATCCATTTTAGTTATGTTTTCACTCTCTGGTTCGATGTCAAATGCTTGATATCTTCCAATAATTTTTTTAAGAAATGCGCCATTGCCAGCACTTGGCTCAATAGTCAAATCAAAATCAGAATAATCAAATTTTGAATACAAAATATTCATACACTTATCAACTGTCGTGTCGTTTGTATAGAATTTATCTAATTTTTGAGCTCTAACTAATTGTGTTGGTGTCTGTGTCATTTGTAACTTTAAAGTAACGAGTCTCTAAGTCAATTTTATATTTTAACAAGTATTCCCAGCATTTAGAGTTAAATTTTGGTCTAATAGAATACTCCAAGTTACTTTTCAAATTATTTCTATGTATTTTCCCATTATTACCGGTAGTTCCATGCGCATAATAACCAAATTTTAATATTATTTTTCCAAGTTCTTGTTCTCCAATTTCAAACAAAAATAATTCTCCAAGATTTTCAACATTTTCTTGTGATAAGTGATAACATACTAACAAATGCTTACAATTATGGTTCAATCTAAGTTGAACAAAATTAAAAGATCCATGAGAGCTCCCACCACTGCTATACTTTACTTCATAATTTATTCCATTTTTACTTAAATCTCCATTACAATCACTGGCTGAATTTTTAATAAATTTATACTTTTCTTTTATAAAACTTTCTACCAACAAGCCTGAAATTTGTCCAGATAATTTGTGTATTTTACAATACACGCACACATCTTTTAAGCTTTCAAGAGACTTTGTTACTAATTTATGGTTAATTTTTTTCTCTTTCAATATATTTTTAAGTAAAGCAATGTTCATTAGTTAAAACTATATTTATATCTTTAATATTAAAATTTTTTCGCCAACTAATGTATAATATGAATATCTTACCAGTAGAATTATATGAAAACGTCATCAAAGACTTTTCCATAGAAGATTTAAAAACTTTTTGTATAACAAACAAACGATTTATGAGTTACTGCAAGAACGACAGAAAAAGGTTTGTAAAAAAATATTTTAATGACCCAGACGATGTAAAAAATATCTTGTTTCTTTTCAAAGACAAAAAAGAACTTTATGACAACATAGGAAGAGAATTATTGGGATATTTAGACGAAGAATACCCAATAAACCAACAATCAGAAGTTCTTAAAGATTTTGGTTTACACGTTGCTAAAAATTGGAGGAAATATATATCTATCAATCCTATGATAGTTTTACTATGGTATGTCCACACTATTAAAACAAAACCTTCTTACAGTGAATTGGAAAAAATATTTAGTAAGATTCCAAGCTATATAATAAAAGATATATTAAGTCACGACAAAGACTGGTTTAACACCAACAACATCTGCACAGACTACGTGTTTAGATATCTACAAAAATCAACTTAAAGAATTAATAAGATTAATATTAAATGACTAAAATATGTATAGAAAATGGATGCAAAAAACCTCCTCTTTTTGGACTATTTGGTGGGCAAAAATTATACTGTGGAGTTCATAAACTAAAAGATATGTTAAATTTAAATAGCAAACGATGTATCGTTGATAAATGCTATAATAGACCTTGTTACAACATTGATGGAAAAAAACCCCTGTATTGTCAGGAACATAAAACTGATGATATGATATGCGTAGTAAAATCTCCCTGTGATTTTGAAAACTGTAAAGAAAAACCTTTATATGGCCAAATAGGTGGAAAACCTACAAAGTGTCGCAAACATAGATCAAGTTCTATGTATGATTTAGTTAGCAAAAAATGTACAATATGCGAAGTATTTCAAGCAACAAAAAAGAATGATAACATATGTTTCTATTGCAAGCCTTTCCCGAGACTTTTAAAGAAAGAATTAAAAGTTAAAACATTACTTGAAGAATCTGGTTATAACTTTGATCACAACAAACAAATAGGAAATATCAGATATCGTCCAGATTTCTTATTTGATTGTAAAGGGTATTTTGTAGTATTGGAATGCGACGAAGGCCAACACTCCTCTTACGATGATATATGTGAAAACATAAGAATGGATGTAATTTCTGATAGTCTTGTTTCTCCTACGTTGTTTATAAGATATAACCCAGATTTACCAGGAGTAAAGACAAAACAAAAACACAAAAAATTATTAGAAACTCTTGATAAACATCTTAACCAAGAAATAGCTCAAAATCCACCGCCAATTTACTTGTTTTATTCAAGTTAAAGATATAATTAGTATAGTAGTTATTAACAAATGCAAGACAAATCTTTAAGAAAATTCTTTCAATTCAAAAAAATTCCTTATGGTATATATCCATTATTTGGAATGATGACTTTTGCTCTATGTGGTGGGTTATACTTTATGATCCATACTGCTGGAAATCCTGAACTTGAATGGAATAAAAATAATAGAAAACTTGGTATCCAATACCATGATAATTACAAGTTGCTTAGTCACCAAACTACAAAAATCTATGCTCCTACTAGCTCTACATTTACCGAAAAAGTCAATCGGTTCTTTAATAGAACTTAAAGAAATGTTGTCTATATCATTTATACAAACTTGCGGTGTATCAATGCTACTTTTCTTGGCGTAGATCTATCAACTCTTGGTCCTGTTGCAATCCTAATTATTGAATAATTTGGGATGCTTGTCAGAGTCCTTGAGAACATTACTTTACTCAGTGGTGTTGGCATTCCAGGATTTCTTTCTTGGAACCAATTTTCAAATGCGTCAAACAAAACATCTATAAATATATAGTTACTCCTTGTTGCGAATTCAGTACAAGTATTCATAAATTTCTTTACTACTTCTTTCTTGTCTTCTTCTACTGGTGGTTGTCCTGAATTTGATGACGACGATGAACTATTTTGCTGGTTTTGTGTTATTTCCAACTTTTTCATTTCAATTTCCAACTTTTTCATTTCTAATTGTATTTGAAGCTGTTTAGTGCGTTCTTTTTCTATATCTAAATTCATTGTATTACTTTCTTGAATTTCCTGGTATTTTGGCGGTGGATCTACCATTCTTGTCCCTGCTACTTTTATCATTTCTTCTTTTATTACTTCTAATGTAACAATCTCACTTAGTTTTATTATTTCTACGTGATTTCCACCATTCTTTTTTGGTATTTTTGCTTTATTCATTGACACTAATGCAGTTTCTTTGAAATCTGCTTCTACTTTTGTGATATTTGAACACTGCATTATGTTATAAAAATAAACATTCTCGAATTCTGCTATATGTTCCTGGACTCTTTTATGAAATTCACGAACTTCACCTACAACTCCAAATTTTGCATACATTTCATTAAGATATAAGAATGAAAACATATAAAATATATTTGTTTTATCACCATAGTA